TAGTCAGAAATCAACAAAAAGAGAAAACCATTACTACTAAAGAAATCATTGAGTCTGGAGTTAAATGGGATGGAAATGAAAATAGGGGACCGGTATATAAATATAAAATTCCCAATTGTTCTCCTATAGAGTTTACAAAAAACAAATTGCCACTGGACCCATATTTATTGGGTTGTTTGTTGGGTGATGGAACAATGACAACTGCAACACCAAAAATAGCAAGTGATGATGAATTTATTGTTAACGAGTTTAGAAACAGACTTGTAGGATTTGAGATTAAAAAAGACAAAACCAATAATAATCATACAATTGTTGATAGAAATAAAGTGTTCACAGAACATGCTCGAAAAAACGGAACAACTTATCAACAAAGGGGTAGAAATAGATTAACCTGTATATTGAGAGAATTAAATGTAAATGTTAAATGCAAACAGAAATTTATTCCTGATATTTACAAAACATCGTGCATAGAAGATAGACTAGAAATGGTGCGTGGTCTGTTAGACGCTGATGGCTCTATCAGTGCACATGGGGCAATTGAGTTTACTAATACCTGCGAACAATTGGTAGACGATTTAATAGAAATGTTACGAAGTCTTGGTATTACTTGTACAAAATCACAAGATAATAGAGAGGGGCAAATGATGGTTTTGCCTCAAGGGACATTGTTTGAGAGACAGCCATATTTTAGAGTTTATATAAATACATCTCAACCAGTGTTTAAACTTCCTAGAAAGCTAGAAAGAATCAAAAAGAAAAAAACGCTTGCTGAATCCTATGTTTCTATTATTGACGCAAAATATATTGATAAAAAAACAGAAATGCAGTGTATTACGGTAGACAGCCCTGACCACACTTATATCACTAAAGACTACATTGTAACACATAATTCTTTCATGTTGGCTGTTTATGCTTTATTGCGCATTATCCTTATGCCCAAGCGTAAGGTTGTTATTGCTGGAGCAGCATTCCGACAGTCTAAGGTCATCTTTGAATACATGGAAACAATATATCATAACGCCCCTATCCTTAGAGACATTGTCGGCTCCAACGTTAAGCCTATCAGACATGATACTGACCTTTACAGATTTCGTATTGGTGAGAGTGTTTGTACAGCTATTCCTATTGGTGACGGTAGTAAAATCCGTGGACAGAGAGCCAACGACCTTTTAGTAGACGAATTTTCAAGTTTGCCGCAAGCTATCTTTGAGAACGTTCTTGCGGGTTTCGCCGCCGTAAAAGCCGCCCCAATTATCTCTGTTAAAGAAGAAGCCGCCAAGAAAATGGCAATTGAAATGGGAGTATGGGAGCATGACGAAGTAGCAGAGTTAGAGGCAAGAGCTAAAGATAACCAGATTATTATTTCTGGTACTGCTTACTATGACTTTAATCACTTTGGTAAATATTGGAAAGACTGGCACGAGATTATCTGTAGTCGCGGTAATGAGGCTAGGCTTAGAGATTACTTTAGACGTAAGTCTCAAGAGGGGCAAAAAGAAGATGGAGAGATTCCAGATGATTTTAACTGGAGAGACTATTCTATTCTTCGCATTCCATTTTCATTAATTCCCCATGGTTTCATGGATGCGGCACAAGTGGCTCGTTCTAAAGCTACAATTCACGCTGGTATTTACCTAATGGAATTCGGAGCCTCGTTCAGTACAGACTCCAATGGCTTTTTTAAACGAACCCTTATTGAGAGTTGTGTGGCCTCGCCCTCTAACCCAATTTCATTTGCACATACTCAAAACGTGTTTTTTGAAGCTTCTCTACATGGCAATCCCAACTGTAGGTATATCTACGGAGTTGACCCCGCTTCTGAGCGAGACAATTTTTCTATTATCGTATTAGAGGTTCACGCTGACCATAGACGTATTGTGTATGGTTGGACTACTAATAGGTCTCAACATACCAAAGAAGTCGAAGCTGGCCTAGTTAAAGAGTTAGACTTCTACAGTTATTGTGCAAAGAAGATTAGATGGCTAATGGATAGATTTCCATGCGAGCGTATTATGATGGATGCTCAAGGTGGTGGTATCGCCGTTATGGAAGCCTTGCACGACCCTGATAAAATTGCAGAGGGTGGCCAACCTCTGTGGCCCGCATACAACCCTGACAAGCCCGCATCGACCGACGTTAAACAAGGACTACACTTAGTCGAACTTGTTCAATTCGCGGACGCTACGTGGACACACGAGGCCAACCACGGTATCAGAAAAGACATGGAAGACAAGATTTTACTGTTTCCGTACTTTGACCCCATTACTCTTGCAAATGCCACAGCTTCTGACTCCTTATCTGGTAAGCTTTATGACACATTAGAAGACTGTGTTATGGAAATTGAAGAACTTAAAGATGAGTTAGCCATGCTTGTTATGAGTCAAACACCTAGTGGCAGGGATAAATGGGATACTCCTGAAGTTAAGCTTCCCGGTGGTAAGAAGGGTAGGCTGCGTAAGGACCGTTATTCATCTTTAATTATGGCTAATATGGGTGCTCGTAAGATTATGAGAGCGCCGGTCCCGGCAGAATATAATACCATGGGTGGATTTGCCGAAAGGCTTAAGGGGGCCGAAGGCAGCCTGTTCCACAACGAGCATTATGACAACTGGGCTAAGGAATTTTATGGATTATAGGAAAAATGGTGTATAATAGTATTGAGACAGTCAAACAATGACATTACTTAAAGGATTCAATGCCAATGCCACTATCAGATAACCAATCGCCGCTTGACAATTATGGTCAAGATGGAGAATTTCAAGGGTATTGTACTGGAGACACCTTTGGTGAAATGATGAACGCCTTTGGCGAATGTGTTCCTGAATATGGCACAGTTTCTCGTTCTAGTGCTAATATGGGTAGAACTTATGAAAATTATGAAACAGACCGCTCTGTACGTTCTGAATATAATCGCTCGGATTATGATTACTTTCGCCGTGGGGAAAGAGTCCCCCATGACCCCGTACATGTTATGGAGCTATGTCAAAACTCGTATGAAGATGTAGCCATTGTTCGTAGCGTTATCGATATGATGTCAGATTTTACCACACAAGGTATCAGATTGGTGCATCCAAATAAAAATATCGAAAACTTCCACAAGAACTGGGCCAAGACTGTTGGCTTGCACTTTGTATCAGAACGCATCTGTAACAGCTTATATACTAAGGCCAATTGCCCAGTTAAGATTCGTTATGGTAAAGTCCCCGTTTCAATTGAAAGAGACTGGAGAAAGTCTCACGCTGTAAAACCAGACCTAAAACTATCTCAAATTAAGACTGACCATAAAGTTATTCCTCTAGACTATCATATTCTTAATCCCTCTTCTATCGAGGTTATAGGTGGCGAATTATCTGCATTTGTAGGTAGACCTATCTACGGCATTAAGATTAACATGAAGTTTAAGTCAATGTTTCAGAAGATGGAACGATTGGCTGCTACACAACCAGATGTCCATGAAATGATTAATGCAATCCCTGATTCTATGAAGACGGCTATTCGTGGTGGCCGCTCATTTATTCGGATTGACCAAGAAAAGTTCGAGATGCTTCATTATCGAAAAGACTCTTGGAAAGTATGGGCCACCCCTATGCTTAAGTCAATTCTATCAAATCTTATTCTCCTAGAAAAGATGCACTTGGCCGACGCTTCCGCATTGGATGGTGCTATTTCTCAAATTAGACTTTGGCGTCTTGGTATCTATAATGAAGCTAGACCTCTAGAGTCTATTCTCCCTAAACAAGCCGCTATGAACAAGTTACGCAGTATCCTACATAATGTGGGCAATGGGGTTCTTGACCTAGTGTGGGGACCAGAACTTGATTTCAAAGAGTCTAATTCCCAAGTACACAACTATCTTAAACCAGAGAAGTACACTCAGGTAATGAATGAAATTCATGCTGGCCTTGGCGTGCCGGGTGCTCTTACGGGCAGTGATAGTGGTGGTGGTGGAATGACAAATAACTCAATCTCCATGAAAACACTTGTGGAGAGACTTGAGTATGGCCGCAAGATTCTTGTGTCCTTTTGGGAAAAAGAGCTAAAAATCATTCAAAAAGCCTATGGCTGGAGATTTCCTGCTAAGGTAGTATTTGATTATCGAGTTCTTAGTGACGAAGCCGCTGAGAAGAAACTGATGCTTGACATGTGGGATAGAAACATGGTTTCCACTGAGGACATCCTAGAGCTATCTCGTAGAGACCCTGAAATGGCAGCCTTACGAGTTGCTCGTGAGCAACGCAAAATTGAAAATGGTAGCATGCCTCAGAAAGCTAGTCCATATCATAATGCTGAAAAAGAACATGACCTTCGTAAGCTATTATTACAAGGTGGTGGCGTTTGCCCGTCCGAAGTTGGTTTAGAGCTAGAAGAGAAGAAAGAGGGAGAGCAGTGTAGAACGGAACAACTAGAGGATACTCAGATTAAATTGGCTGAGATGAACCAAGTGTCCCAAGAGAAGATTTCTCAGCAAAAAATCAAGGTGACTAGTCCCGGTGGAGATGGTCGTCCTAAAAATAGCACAGACAAAACCAAGCGTAAACAGAAGACAGTTAAGCCTAGAACTACAGGTTTTGTGAACTTGTTTATGTGGGGCAATGATGCTCAAAAGGCTATATCTAAAGTGTTTGTTCCATTCTTCTTGGAGAACTTTGATAAGAAGACTATGAGAGAACTAAACAAAGAAGAGACCTCAAAAGCGGAACAACTTAAATTTGAAGTATTTTCCAATATTAAGCCTTATTCGCAAATTACTGCTGAATTGGTGTATAATGTGTTAGGAGATGGAATGCTGGCAGATAGCGAGATGTGTGATTCTCTTAAAGCCTTGTCTTTACTATTCGTTGAACAACACGATAGAAAGCCAACACTAGAAGAAATGAGACAGATGCAATCTTCCGCCTATGCTTTAAAATTTGAGGAAATAGACGAAGAAAAATAAAGAAAATCTAATAATTTATGGTTTTCATGAAAATATGGTGTATATTACAATGAAGGGGTATTAAATGTCTTGGAATATTCCAGTCTATCAACCCGAAATCGATGCAGGAATAGCTAAGGCTATTAAAACTGAGGCGAGTGTAACATACGCTTCACAATTGAAAACTCTTAAACCTAATGATGCTTTTCTTTCTGCATTTGCCGACTATACACATCCTAAGCTCGCAGTTGCGGGAGACAATGACCAGTGGGATTTGTTTTGGATGAACTCCATTTTAGTGAGTGTAGGTTGGAATAAGAAC